TCTCCTTCGCCTTTCTTCTCCCGATATTCAGGTTGTCTTGCCTCCGCAAAAGTTAAAACCATTAATTGATTGCTCATATATCTCTTACTTTGTAAGTGTTTGTTTGGTTGCTATAAGTAGTAAAACTGAATTGACTTGTATCGTTTAAACTTGCTTGTCCACTTTCAAGCATTGAAGTCGCTTGTGATGGAATTAAATTAGAACTTGAAACTTGCTCATAAATTTGATATGACCATTCGCCAGGTAATTTAGTTGCAAAATAAGAACTTACCGTAATATTAAAAGCGTTGAATCTTTCAGGGTAAGTAGATAAATCGGCATTGTTTAAAATCACAAATGCAACCGTTTCATTCGTATTTCTTGACTTAAAATAGAATAGATAATTAGGCGATGTCAAAGTTGCCTTCTCGCTTAATGTTAATATTATTTTATTGACTTGACCTTTAATTAAATGTATCATCAAATATAAATAGCATTAACAAAATTTCTTATATAAAAAAAGGGGAAGCATCTGCTCCCCCCTTACCCGTCAACCAAACGACTATCTTAAGCGCCTGGAGTAGTCAATGCAGTATAAACTCCTGATGCTACCGTTGGGGCTAATTCTTTCTCTTGTGCGGAGAAAGTCAAAGTGTAACCTGAACGGTCTCCTTGAGCAGTACCCGTTGCACCGTTCCCACCAGTGATGTTAATTCCGTTTACACGACCTAACAACCAAGTGTTATCGTTATTGTCTTTTACAACACATAACAACGTATTTTGAGCCAACAAAAGAATTTCATTTCTTGTTGACACTTGTAATTTGTTCAATACTATCGATAGTTCTTGAGCATAGAAAACCGTACCATTTTGGACATTAGCATTAATGTTTTCAGTCAATGAAGCAGTACCAGGTACTAATTCGTATTTCCAAAATCTTTTACCAGCTACTTTAGTTAATGCTGAAACCGAACCCGAAGCAACGGTAATTGCACTAATATTTCCTTTTTCGATAAAATACACTTCTGTTATTCCACCTAATGAATCACGACAATCTAAAGAATATCCTTGAGTTAAAGCACACGCCATAATTATTTTTCTTTAAAGTGTTAAAATTAGGGGAGTCGCATCCAAGCGATACTCCCCGAACTTATTTGTAAGATTATTAAGCTAAGATGAAATCAACCATCTCATCAGGGAATGCAAATTGCACACCGAACTTAAACGCTGCCATGAACTTAATGTTCATTGCATAAGGGTCATGCAATAATTCAAATTGCTCCTCTTCGTTCAATAAGTCAGTACCGATAAACAAGTTAGAAATACGACCAGCGTATATCTTAGAAGTTCCGTTCAATCCTTGAACTGCGATAACCTTGATTGTAGTTCCTGGCAAAGTTAATTCTCCAGTAGCTTGACCATCAAAAGTATAATTAAATAAATTTGAATTTTTTAATGCGATAGTGTAAGTACGGAATACATCGTTTCCTACAAATATTGCAACGTCATCCTTATCAACAATTTGCGCTGGGATAGCTTTGTAAACTGCGTCTAAAACTGCAACAACAACACCACTTGTAATACCAGCAGAAGCAGCCAAAGGAGTTCCGTAATAAGTAGTTGTGTTTGCGTGAACAACTGAAGCCGAAGCAGCAGCAACTAACTTAGCAAAACCATCAAACTTATTTAAGTTACCATTTGCTGAAGCAGTATCTCCAGTCCAAATAGCAGTTTCTAATTGAGAAGCAATTCTTGATGCTTTCTTAGAAGTATAATCGGCAGCAAAAGCGATTGAATCATACATAGAACCAGCAGATAATGCTTTTTGTAAGTACTTAGACTCTAATCCTTTTGGACATAATGCCTCTTGTACTTTAATTTTACCAACCGTTACACTACGCTGAGTGAAAGTAGTTGTACCTGATGCGTTAAAACCGCAATCGCTATCATCTTGAAAGAAAGCATCAGTATCCATGATACCAATTTTCTCAGAAGATTTTACTCCAACTAATACGTTACCTTGAGATTTAATCAAAGTAGCAGTTTTAGAGCCAAGAACTGAAGATGTTACTAATAATGCTTCGTTTTCTTTGGCGTAATCCGTTAATGTACTTACAACAAATGCCATAATTTTTCTTTTTTAAAATTTTTAATTTAAAGTTTTAACTCTTTCCAAGAATCGCTCTATTTTGTCAGCCTTTGGCTCAACGATTCTAAAATTGTTTTTTGGATTTTGGATTGGGTCAGCTACTGGAGTCTTAGAAAATCCTTCCAATACGCTTAACATTTCACTAAATCCTTGATTAAATTTGCTTTCTAATTCTCCTAACTTGCTTTTTAATGCCTCATTCTCGGCTTGCAAATAAGTGATAGTAGCATTCATTTCATCAAATTGAGAATCCACTTCCATTTCCATAGGAGCTTCTTCTGAAGTTGGTGCTTCGGCTTGTGGAGTTTCAATTCCTTCAACCTTACCGCCAACAACGGTCATCATAGTACCATCAGCTAATTCATACTCGCCATCGGGAGCAGAAACTGAGTTACCTGAATCGTCAACAAGCATAGCATCTGCGCCAATCTCTAATGCTGATAAGTCAATCTTACTACCATCTTTAAGGTCGTAAGTTTCGAATACCAATTGAGTCGCTGGCTCAGGTGCAATTTCTTCAGTTTGTTGAACGGCATTATCCGCTAACATAACTTTAATTTTTTCAATTGCTTCTGAAACGTTCATAAATTGTTTTTACTATTGTTTGATTATAAATACTGATTAATTAATACTTTATCGTTTAGACTTGTTCTAAAATCGAACATATCTCCGACCATAGCGATTCCTCTACGCTCATAGGTTGCTTTTCTTTTTTGTAATTAAATATACCTTCAACACTAAATCCTTTAAACTCGCCTGATTTAATCTTATTCCAAACCGATTCGTTTTCAACTTTAAAGCTACCAAACCAAGAGCCTTCGGGTGCATCCTCAAATCCTTTCATTGCCATTACTCCCCTTGATGAATCAACAATAAAAGATTCGTACATCGTTACCCCTTCAACTGCCAAAGCCTCATCGTGCATCAAGTTTACGTTTGACTGGTAGCCTTTCTTAAAGAACTTTTGCGCTATCTTCTCAATCGTATCTTTGGTAAACGTAACGTAATACTCGCCATTTTGGTCGTTCCTATAAATAGGAGTATCGGCAAGCATTAAAGCGCCTGAAACAATTCTTCTATCTTCGGACTGAATAACAAATTTAGCCTTGTCTTCTTTAAACTTTAAGAAATCTCTTTCGATTGCTGGTCTGTCTACCAAAGCAACGAAGTCAACTTCAACATCATCATTTAAATCTTCACTAATTTCAAGTTGGTAAATTGGTAATTTCATGTTATTTGTTTTTAAATTCTTGCAGAGTTTTCAATTCTCCGTATTCTTTTTTGACTTCCCGTAATATCAGACTCTACAACGTATGCCCGTGCAGCTACATTTCCAATCGCATTTAAAGAAGTTGCATCTAATTGAGTTGGAGCGTTAGGAGTAAAACTTGGAGGTACTGGCGCTGCCGATAATCTTGCTCCGCCTCCGCCTCCACTTGTATCACTAACTCCAGGCATACTTGGTAATGGTGTATTAATAATTGAATTTACGGTTAATAAACCTTGAGCAATGGTCGCTGCCGCTGCAATAAAGTTAAATGGCGCTGGGTAATCTTTTAATGCTCTTGATGCTCCAACATAAGTATTAATTGTAGCATCTGCAATACCTAATGCTTTTCCAGCAACTGTTCCTTCTCCAGCTAATTGCATACCAGTGCGAAGTGCATTACTAACTATACCTAATTTTTCATCTTGTTTTCTTCTTTCAAGTTCTAATTCAAACTTTGCATTTTCCTTTATAGACTTATCCATTGCATTATTTACTAATGCAAGAACTTTAGGCTTATTATTTTGAATTACATCAAATAAATTTTTAACATCTTTTAATTCCTTAACCTCGACTTTACTTGAGTCTCTTTTAATTTGGTCAATTTCATCATTTGCTTTTTTCGTTAAAAATACTTTTAATCTTTCATTATCAGAAAATAGCGATAAATCGGTTTCGAGTTGTTGCTTAATTTTAACAATCTTTTTATCTTCTTCAGATAAGCCAGCTTCCGCAAGTTCATTTATTCTTGTAATTCGTGATAATTCATTTGCTAATTCTTTATCAATTCGTTCAGCTTGTTTTTTTAAATACTCATCATCCCCTTTTTTTTGTGTAGCTAAAACTGATTTTTTATAATTACCCTCAATGACAACTAACTCATTTTTTAAATCTTTTTCTTGTTTTATTTCTTCATCTTTTAATTTTTTGCCATTTTTCTTTTTTACTTCTAAAACATTTAAATCTTCTTGAACTATTTGTTTTCTTAATTTAGATAATTTTCCTTCTTCTACACCTTGCGATTCAAGTGCTTTTAATTCTCTTTCATATTGCTCTTTACGACTTTTGGAATTTTTAGTAAATAATTCAAGCGCCCTATCTGATTCAGAAGTGATACCAATAAAATCGGTAACTTTATCCACTATTTTTCCTATTGTATCTCCTAATCCAGATAATCCAGGTATTAATTTTAATACAGCATCCCTAACTTTGTCAAAGTTTGCAATCAATAAACCTAATCCGATTGCTAATGCACCAATTCCCGAAGCAATTAATGCACCTCTTAATGTAGTAAATGCAGTTATTACCCTATCTCTTATTACACTTGCTAAGTTTTTAAACCCTTGAACTGAATCTAAAACGGTATTTAATCCTTCAGAAAATGCTAAAGCAGATTGTACTTTTAATAATTGCTTTTGCACGTTCTCTGATTCAACACCAAATAATCCTAAAGCACCTTGCGCTCCAGCAAATGCTCCAGCAACTCCTTGAATAGATTGAGAAAATGCTTTAAATTTTGCATCAGGATTAAATGCTTCAATAGTTGATTTAGCATCAGCAATACGGTCTTTTAATTCCGCTGCTCTTTTTGCTGCATTTGCTAATTCTTTAGAACTTGCGCCCGCAGTATTTTGTAACCTTATTAATTCTTGCGTTGCTTCTCTTAATTGCGACCTTAAACTTCGTGTATCTGCAACTAAATCAATACCAACTTTTGCGTTTTCAGCCATCTCTTAATTTTAATAAAATAATTCAATTACTCTTAACAATTCACATTTGGTTGTTTGAGGAATACTCGGATTAAAATCAACTACTTTATTTAACCTCCATAATGCGCCATCTATATAAATCAGTTGAGCAAAGTCAAGTGAATAAATATCTTGTACGGTTAAATATAAATAGCAACTTAATAGCTTACTATCTTTGTTTATAATTTCAGCTAAATATTCATCCCACCAAGAATTAAATAAATTAGCCGTAGGGTAAGGATTTAATAAAGTAAAATAAAATTCATTTGGGACTCCAAAATTAATATCAATTGTTGGTAGTATAGGGTCATCTAAATGCCCAGCATACCCGTAACTTATTTTTGCACTTCCATAATTACCATTGCCTGGATTGCCTAACTCTGGGTCATAATAATGTTTAATATTATAACTTAAACATGAAACATTTTTAAAAATCATTATTCGGATATTGTTATCCTTTCGTTCTTCAACTCCGTTAGATTCTTTAAATAAATTTGCTCTTAATTTTGTATCATTTGTATCCTTAGTTAATACGCTTGGGCTAAATATTACTTTTACTTCCGTTCTATCCTCAGCAAATTGAAATCCAGTATCTTCTTTTCTATCGCCATAAGATTCATTATATTTTTTTCTATATGCCTCATTATAATAATCATCATCCTCAGTATAAACATAATCGTAATACCTTGCATTTAATTCCGACATTGGCTTAATAGAAATCTCTTTTGAATAATCTACCTTATTCGACCAATCAATTGAATTAGCAACTGGGTCAGATAACAAAAGTAAACCCGTAGCATCTCCAGTTTCTCCGTGTAATAACAACTCGCCAACATCATTTACTTTTAAAAACCCAGCGCCTTTACGATAAAATTCTATGTATGGTTCTATTAATAAATGAGTGGTTAATAATGGGTCTTCGTAAACATATAAATTAAACATTCGACAAATCGAAGCAAAGAAATCTTTTTGTTGGATTCCTTTAGGCAAACAATTCCCCATAGATATTAAATCTCCCTCAGTTGCTAAACCAACTTGAGCATAATCGGATTCAAATGCTAATTTAAAATCTATTGGGCATAATGTTGAATATGCAACTCCAGTATAAAATATTACTTGAACTTGAATAGTATCATTTGCATTTAATGAAACATCAACAATCCAATCAATAGGAATATTTTGATTATCAACTCTTGGAGCAAATGATTCGGTTACAATTGTTGTACCTGATTTTTTTAAATTTACGGTAAATGTACCTGAACTTGATAAATTAAGCCATCCAGTAAGTTTTATTTTTCCAAGAGTTCCATTTGTTCCTCCAAATGTATAAGTAGCATAATCTGCCGTAGTAAATAAAACAATATTTGGATTTAAATTAAATGTAATTAAATCGGTTTTACCTACATCACTACCACTTTCAACACAAATTGTAGATTCAACAATCAATAAATCCTTAGTCAATTGCTCAAGATTTGCTTTATTATTTGGTATAATTAAACTCCTAAAATAAGGCGTGTCAAAAAAGGCAGAAGTATATGTGTAACCTGAGAAATCAATTATTTTATCAATTAATTCGTGAACGAAAAATGCTGGTCTAAAAGCATTAAGATGCCAATCATCTCCTGAATAATTAGCTGGATGCCTACATTTTCCATAGTCAATTAATGGATAAACTATTCCTAAACCACTTGCTACACCTGAAGCAGTCCAAGAATTAACAACATTTTCAGCAGTCCATACTTGGTCATAAGCATCGGAAAAATAACCAAACATATCAGCGTCATTCAATAGCTTATTACCTATTGCGGAGGCAAAGCCACCCAACTCCCCAAATACTGCACATTGATATTCAATGACTCCGTTCTGAATGGTTATCTCCAAAAGGCGAAGAACTCCCTTAAAAACTTGTATCTTATTGACAAATATCTGACAATTTGCTTGCTTGGTCGGGTCAAAATTATAGCCAACATTTGGTTCATCAGGGTTACTAATACCGTAATTATTACCGCTGGTAAAATTATAAATATGACCAAACACTTTATTATTGTTTGCGTTACCAGGTATGTTAATCGTTTTTGAATAGTTCGTATTCCTCGAAGAAAAGTCTTTAATGTCATCTATTGCGTAGTTTAATTCTGCTCCTAAATCCTCATATAAATCTAATTTATTTTTGGGAATTTCTGCCCCTTCAAATAAATCTATTCTTTGTTGTTCAATTATTATTTCGGTTATCATTATCTAAATTGGCTAAATTGTTTTTGCCCTAAATCAAATTGAAGTTGGTAATTAAATATTTTATCCGAAGTGCTAACTTTCTCTTGCCAATTTGTATCCTTCATAACAATAGGGTAATAGTCGCTCGTGCCTCCATTAATTAAATGTAAATAAACCTCGTTAGAAGCAAGCAATTCAGAACCAAGAGCATAATCTACCGCCGATACATAATCACTCGTTACAAGGTAACTCCAATCGATTTGAGTGGCTAATGCTTGCACTCCACCATAATGAACTCCCGAACTATTTTTAAAATCCATTGCAGTTCCGCTTCTTTGGTAATCAGCAGTTTGATAAGTCGTTCTTTTAAAATTCTTTTGTTGGCGATTAAGTAAGCGAAAACCAAAAGTGTCATATCCTCCGAATTGATTTTGAAATATTAAATTGATGGGAGTAAATCTTGGAGCGCATACTTGCTTAATTATCATCGTATCTGAGCCAATCGTTACCTTATAACCATACGTTGCATCGGTAATAAATGAACTACCTAAATAAGTATTTATTGCCGTAGGACTTAAATCTAAAAGCAAAGAAGAAAGACTTGATAACGTTCCGCCCGTTGATGAACTTCCGCTATTACTTCCATCCTCATTTATCTTTTGAATCGTTGCAGTTACCGCTGATAAGTTGGCATTAAAATAAGTAATAAAAAACTTCTCTCCACTTTTTACTTCGCCAGCAGTCCTATCCCTTGTCGTTAAAAATTTATTTGTATAAGTAGAAATCGATGCTCTAAATGGATTTAAAGAATAGTTCCATCCCTTAGCAGTATCTGAAGTTAAGTTTGCATAAGTTGTACCTCCGTATTCTTCTCCGTAGGCAACTGCATAGTCAACGAATAGGAATGAGCCAGCGAACTGTAAGACTGAACTTCCTGATGGGTTAAAACCGCTTCCAAGATAGTTTCTGATAATGGGAGCGACATCAAGTACACCATAGTTTCCTGAATCGGGATAATTTTTAAGTGTGGCAACGGTTGCGCCACCAACTTGTATATCAAATACATATTTAAAAGAAGATTGTGCTACATTGGTTGAAGAAATTATATGCCATAAACTATCGTGAGCTGATGTATATGAACCGGGTACTGTTGTTGGAATGTTAATTGCCATTATTTCTTAAATGTTTGTGTAATCGTTAATGCTATATCTTGTCCTAATGCTTGCGCTAATTTTGCTTGAAATTCTTGTCCAAATGCTTTATCCAAATTGTCTTCAAAAAAACCTACTCTTCCTATGCCTTTTTTCTTAATATTCTTTGCAGTATTGGTTGCTAATTGTCTTAATTTAATTTTAGGGTCAGCAACGTTGGAAATCGTTTTTCTTTTTATTTGTAACGGACTTAATCCCTTTCGTTGGTCTTCTGTTCTAATATAATTCTTATGTCTTAAATACCATTGAAGAATCGCCTCAACCATATTTTTAGAAACGCTTAACGTTCTAAATTTATAAAGCGAATTTGGTTGACCGCTTTTTATTCCTTTTACTCCTTTATTTTGGAAATCATAATACTCAGATGCTGGATTTGTTTTATCATATCCAATCGTTAACGAATATTTATTTCCCGATTTCTCAGTAAATGAAAAGTCAATATCATTTAAGTTTCCTTTATCAATTTTTTTCTTTTGATTAATTCTTTGTTTGGCTAATCCAATAAATTTTTCAGCAGCATCTTTCATGACCTTTTCAACTGCATTTAATTTAAATGCACCTTGCCTTTCTATTCCACCTACATCAAAATTTTCCCCTAATGATTCTTGTGCTTTAAGAATGCTTGCCATATATCTTTTTCATTTGCTCTGCATCAAAGCTATTCTTAGCTTTAATATAACTTAAATCATTTAATGCTTGAATCGTTGGCAATTCAAAAGCATCTGCTAAATTTATTCTTTCGTGTTCGGCAATGATGGTAGCCTGGTAAATCCATCCATAACGTTGCATAAAGCCATTATCGTTACCTCTGCTTCCAATTTGTCCATCCCGTTCTTCGTCAACTCCTCTTTCAAATAATCCTTTAAACTCGTTATCGATTCGCTGAATACTTGACAAAAAAAAACCACACTCCCATAAACCGATTCAAAGCTTGCTGATAATAAATCCTCAGCATATTCTTCGTGTTTGCTTGCATCGTATTTAGCTACTTTCCAACCTCGCCAGGTCAACTTCATAGGCATAACCATTGAAGCTGCAATCTTATGCAAATTGTTTATAATATCATCCCCAAAGAATTTAGTTTCTAAATACCTTGAATAAGGGATATTCCTAATATCATAAACGCACCTATATCTTTTCTTGCCAACCTTAATGTAATCATTTGGCTTTGGTATAGGCGCTGACTCAGTAATAAATGTAATCTTCTTTAACTGCTCGTTTAATTCCTTAATACTTAAAGAATCAATTTGTGCTTCCGTTTGGTAAGTTAAAATCTCTAATGACTTTACTGCAATATCCAACTCGGTTAAACCTTCCCTTTTTACAAGCAGGTTTTGAATTTGTTGCCATTGCCATACCGTGACATCTTTCCAGTTCATATATTTATAAATAGCTAATTAAACAAAGTTGTATCTGCCCGTTCCTGACTTAAAATCAAACTTGCGCCATGCTAATGCTAAAGCACATACGCAGTCATCCGTAAAGCCAGTCGGTGCGGAATACTTAACTCCGTGTGATGTGTATTGATACTCAAAAACTTCTAATTCATTTTTAATCATTCCTTCGGGATAATGTACCCGTTCTTGATGGATTGCCACTTGAAGACCCAACATTAATTCTTGCTTGCTTTGGCTTGTAAATTTAAACCCTTCTATGTCCATGCCTTCCCGTTGTAATTGCTCGACTATCGGGTCACCTACTCCAGTGCTATCAATTAACATAGGTGCTTTTGGTAAATTGCGGATTATGTTCTGAGTCGATGCCCAATCTTTCTGAAATCGGTCATAGTAAGCTACATTGCCACTATTGTCTAAACCGATAATTACCGTCCAATCTGAGTACTTTGCCAAATCGACTCCATAACATTTAACAATATTGCTTGAAATATCCAATGTACACTTACGAATTGCGTCACTACCAAATGGATTTGCAGCGTTCTCTGCTGGGTTAGCCATGTACTCTTGTTCAAAGACTACGGGAATTGCTGATTGTTTAATTGAATCGACTTCGGAATTTGCAATATAAGGATTGTCGTAAGTCGAATACTTAAACGATTCCCATTCTCCGTTTGCTTCTAATCCTTTTAAATATAAAGAATAGAAATAATTCTTGCCTCTCGGAGTCGATAGGAATAGCGCCTTGCCTTTATAATCGGTTAAGGTAGGTCTTATAGCATTATTCCAACCATTCTCTAAATCAGGGATATATGAAGCCTCATCAATAATCACATAGTGAAATCGCATACCTCGAAGATTGTCTAATCTTTCGCCCGTATAAAATCGAATGACTCCACCCGTAGCCAATTTAAAAGTTAAATCTGATATGTTAGAAGTTGCTACTTCGGGCGGAAGTATTAAAGCGATATCGTCAAAAAAGACTTTGGCTAATTTGTAGGTCGGAGTTATGTAAGCAACTGACTTTCCTTGTAATGCCTCCACGCAAGTGATGACCTGGCTAATCAATGACTTGCCAAATCTCCGCCCGCACATAAGCACTCTAAACCTCGCCTTGCTCTGTAATACTTTTTTCTGCGCCTCGTGTGGAGTCGGTAGGATAATCTCCATTGGCAAATTTTATAGTTATTTCAGTATCTTGTTTTATGTCAGCTGATTCTTTTGGCTTTCCAAATACTCTACTTAATAAAGTTTCTATTGAATATAAAGAGCCGTTCTTTAAAGACTTGTTCATTGCTCCAGCAATTGTCTTTTCTAATATTGAACTTTCAGGATTATCAAATATCTCTTTAAGTTGGTCAATATTCATAGCAAGCATTTTGCGAATCGTTATCCCAATCTCGGTCATATTATAGCCCGATTCTTTTAAAAGAGTAACGTACTTCTTTGGTCGACCATTTGGATTGCCTGATTGACCTTTCTTAAAACTTACTAAATTTTGTTCGTTTGCCATATCTCTCCGTTTCTTTTAATTGTTAATGTTGGGTCTAACTTAATCATTCGGTCAACTATAACTTGGCAATAATCAGGACTCATCTCAATACCATAACATATTTTATTTTTTTGATGTGATGCAACCATAGTTGAACCACTTCCCAAAAATCCGTCAAATATTAATTTACCTTTTATGTGGTCATCAATTATTTGAGATAACATTCTAATTGGCTTTTGTGTTGGATGTACTCTTTTTTCTTTTTCTCCTTCTCTAATCATTCCGTTCCATAATTGGTCATAAATTCTAATCGGAGTATGAAAACTACACCAAGCCATTTCTCCATCTGCAAAAGTATTTCTAATATCAGTCCCAGCTCTTTTATTCCATATTAACCAACCATCACTAAATGGCAAAAAATCAGTAAAATAATTTCCACCCCAAATTATAAATTTATCCATACCTAAACTTACACAAGTCTGATAAAATTCTTGAGCAATATCTTTAGTTTCATCATTAGCAATTGGCTTATAATTACCCTTTTTTGCTATTCCAAAATCAGCTCCTACCATATCATTTTTAACAACACTTATTCCATAAGGAGGGTCTGTATATACCATGTCAGCCTTTTGACCATTCATTAATTTAGCAACTGAATCGCTATCCGTTGAATCTCCACAAAGCAACCTATGCTCACCAATCTCAAATAAATCGCCTAATACAATATCAGTATCTATTCCGCCATCAGGTACATCAAAATCATCTTCTTCAGCCGTTCCTAAATCTTTAATATCAAAATTAGGAATATCTAAACCCCATTCAACTAATTCTTCAGCATCCCATTGGTTGGCAAGCATATCCCAATCCCATTCTCCGTACCCAACATTGTCCTTAATTATAAATGCTTTTTGTTGTTCCTCGTTTAAATCACTTGCTTTTATTATTGGTACTTCTTTTAGTCCAGCTTCCTTACAAGCTTTTAATCGCATATTCCCTCCAAGTACAATCATATCATCATTAACGACAATAGGTCGTAAAGATAGCATTTGAGGGAATTCCTTAATCGATGCAACTAACTTTTTAAATTTGTCATCCTTAATAATTCTTGGATTGTTTGGATTCGACTTTATGTCGGTCAGTTTGGTTGTTGTGATATTCATTTTTTAAATAGTAATGACCACTCGGTCGGTAAAGTTAATTTCTTTTCTAAGCTAAATCCGAATTGAGCAAAGAACTCAATCCATTTTTCTTCGGATTTTATATTGATATGACCCCAAGCCTCATCTTTCTCAGGAGTTGTAAAATATGGAGTTGAAGAAAACAAGAAATATTGACAATTAATATTGTTCATGTAATCTTTAATTTGCTCATCGGTTAAATGCTCCATTACTTCAATGCTGACAACCATTTGACAATGGTCGGGATAGTCAGTAATTTCTTGTAATATAACTCCTCTTTTATAAGCATATTCCTGATGGTATTTATTCGGCTCAATGCCATAATAATTAATACCTTTCTTTTGTAAGCATTCTCCTAAAGTTCCCATGCCAGCACCTATCTCAATTATGTCTTTAGCATATTCAGAAATTATGTCAGCCGTTGCATCCATCAAATTATAATAATCAGGATTCTCGGGAGTTATTCCATTTTGTACTTCAATATCAAAAAATTCTTTGTCGCTTACACGGCTCATATTATTGTTTCTTTTGGTAAAAATTGATTGCAATTAGTATGCCCTTCAGCTTGGCTCATTCTATAATCTCTACCAATTCCTTGAGCAACTGCCATAAAACTTGATTGATTGCCACTAACATATTTTGCACCTAATTGTAATTGCGCCAATTCTAAATAATCCTTTATTTCGTATCTCTCAATTAAATGTTTATACGGCTCATATTCAGATTCTAAACCAATGAAATAAACATTATCTGAATTGTCTTTTAAAAAATTAATTTCTTTAATCCAATCCGTAGTCAAAGATTTATATCTTGGAGTTATATTAATAAAACTATTATTTGATTTTATTGGCTCAACTTTTAACCATCCTTGTTTCCAAGTTTCATCTATAATCTGAAAACTTTGCAAATGCAATTGTACTAAATGAGTTAAATGTAAATCTATATTTGAACGGAATAAATCTAAATTATATATTGTACCAGTCAATTCTCTGCCTTTTTTAACTTCGTGAATATATTCCTGAGATTCTAATAATGGCAAAATCGTGTCATATAAATGGTCGGGTAATTGTACATTAAAAATACCTCCGCCTAATGCCTTAATAGTGGGCAAAGAATAAATGACATCTCCAGTAGCGCCACCATGATAAAAGTTATTCATATTTATTTTTGATTATCGATTTGCTCTAATTTTCTTATTGCCCATTCAATACCTTCAGTACCTCCCCAACAATCCCACATTAAACCTCCGCATCCTTCGCCATAAGGGACATCTTTACTTTGCTGATGCCTTTTAAACGAAGCCATTCTTGCAATCGTATCTCTTGTGATATTTTCTCTATTTGCTAATTGGTTAGCACGAATTTTTCCAACTGGAGTCCCGCAACTTCCCCAACCATTTTCTTCGACGTACTTAAGAGCACGTTTAGCATTATTAACCGCAGAATCGGGATAGTCGTTATAGCTATCAGCCATATTTATCCGTATCGCAGTCCATGCTTCTTGCGCTTTTTCTTCCGTTTCATAAATACAAGCGCCATTCCCAATCCTATATT